GCTTCTTTATATTCTGTTATCCAATAACGAGTCTTCTTATACTGTTGTGGATGAGATACTCTAATCTGAGGAGGATTGTCAGCATCGTATCCATTACCAGAGTTAATGATATTAACCTTGTTAATCTGTCCAGTATTCTCTAGTACCAACTGCAATTCAGCATCTTGTCCAGATTCAGTTATTAATTCAAATGTAGGTGGAATATCATTATTATATCCAGTACCAGCTTGGAGTATATTAATTCTCTCAACACCAGCAACAACCTTAACTCTAAAGGTCTTAGAAGTATTATCAATTACAGGTCTTGAGTTTACAATGATTTCATCTTGCTGTCTTAATTCATGACCTTCAGCAGTGGTAATTTTACCATAAGGACGGTCACCAATAACTTCTTTCTGATAACCAATAATTCTTTGTCCTTTAACAGATTCAATAAGTGCAGATGCACCAAATCCACCAGTACTTGAATTATCAAAGAATACAGTATCATTTACCTGATAAGAAACACCTGGGTTTTCAACAACGAATCCATCAATCTGAGCATTCTCAAACTGGGTAGTTGTCTCAACTTCGATGTCAACTCTAGACTCTTCTGATACTCTTGGGAAGTAATCATAAATTTGTAGAGTTGCCTCTTCAGACATCTCTAATATTTCTTGTTGCTCATTAGCATCAATCAAACCATCATTGTTAGAGTCTTGTATTTCAAAGATAATAGGATATCCTTCTATCTCAGTAGTAAGGACATCTGCTTCCTGGTTTGGTTGACGATCAACATCAATATCAACATCAGTATATGGATCTCTATAACGTACAACACCATCAGGGATATTCTCCTGTGTTGCTGCTTGAGAGAAGTTCCAGTTATCAGGTAGAGAGTTGAATTGTGGTCCCATGATATATGGGAATTCAGCAAGACCTGCATCACTAGCATCGATAGTTATGAAGTAAGCATATATGCCATCTGGATAATCAGGTGTCTTACAGAAACGTCCATTGTAGTTGTCTAGGTCACCAGACTGGAAGTCATAATAGTAGTCATCAATAAATGTACCAGCAGCATATGTTGCAATAGGAGGACCATCTACCCTAGAAGGGTTAGGATTAGTAGTTAAATCATATACAACATTTTCCTTTAATTTAAAGGATGTACGCATCCTTCTAATACCACTATTCTGATCAGTTGGATCAATATATCCATAAGGACCATATATTGGGTTACCATCAAATGCCCAACCAATAATAGGTGAGTGCTCAAAGTTGGATGATACTTCTTGGAAGAGTTGAGTAACAGGGTTTAGGAATACGTTGTCACCAACAACATACCTTAATTCTTTAGGATCTGATAGGTGTGCATATTCTCCACCAAACTGGTTGTTATATCCAGTAAATACATATCCTCTTGCAAAGTCATATTTGTCTACTAATTCATACTGAAGGTTTTTATTCCACTGATAAACTGTAGGTGAGAATGACGCTAATTGACCCACTGCTTCGAGTCTAACGGTTGTTAAACCTTGTGTATACCCAATACCCTTGTTGACGATAGTTACACCTAAAACACGTCCTTTGTCTTCTCCAATTGTACCGATAGTTGCTTTAGCAATAGCACCGAAACCATCACCATTAATGATTATATTTGGTGCAGTTGTATAGGAACTACCAGAGTTAATAATAGCGATAGATACGATTCTACCATTAATAACAATAGGTTGTGCTAGAGCACCTTCACCAGAGTTAACCTTAATAGCAGGAAGTGAAGTATATCCACTACCAAAGTTAGTAATGTTTACACTCTGAATTGGACCTCTAACATTAGCAGTTGCAGTAGCACCAGTACCCCCACCACCAGTAATAGAAACTAGAGGTTGAGTTACATATCCTGTTCCTGGTTGCTCAACTAGAATTCTTGTTACTCTACCACCAGTAATAACTGCCTGTGCAGTAGCACCACTACCACCACCTCCAACAATAGAAACTAATGGAGAAGATGTATATCCACTACCCTCAGTATCCATATCAAAGGAAGTTAGACTACCATTAACTACAACTTCAGCAGTAGCACCTGTTCCACCTCCCCCAGTGATCTCTACGTTAGGTTTAGCACCAGCATCGTATGATTCACCAACATTGGTAACTGCGATGCTAGTAAGAGGACCATACTGGATAAATTCTCTAGATTTGTAAGACCAGATAGAAACACCGTTTACCCAAGCACCAATTGGTGTTCCTGGGTCAATTGTCTTTCTTTCGGAAATAGTTTGGACTAATCTTGGAAATCTAAGTAATTTTCTTTGGTTTCCTGGAATTAGAGCAGATCCTGTAAATGGACCTATTTTATAGTTTGGTAGACCAGATGCAGCAACATAGACATATTGGTCATTAAAGAATGAGTTTTGAATGTTTGTAGTGAATTCACTAACAACATTATTGATAGAAGTCGTATCAGACTTACCTCTGTTAAGGTCAACCGACAATAGGATGTTTCCTTCAGGTACTAGCTCGGTAGGAGTATTAATCTGATATGAGAAAGTAAATTGGTCAATTCTTGATGTTACAGTGAATGTACCGTTGTAAACAACTGGGTTTGCACCATATATCGTAACTTGGTCAGAAACCAATAATCCGTGAGGGTTACTACAGGTTACAGTTGCAGTTTGGTTGTTAACACCACCAGGATTGATAGTATCAACCTGAATCAACTTCTTGACGTTATATAACCAAGATTGGAGTCTTAACTCCTCAGCAGTCGATCCGAGGTTTGCAACCTTCAGTTTATCACCAGTAAGGTAGTAACTACCAGTATCGTTTAGTACTGTGGTACCTGCTTCAGCAATACCTAAAATCCTTAACTTACATTCCCCTACAGTGCCTCTATTGACATAAACGAAAATATCGGACTGAATTATGGTACCAGGATCCCAATCTTCGACGATTCCATTCTTAGACCTAGTACACTCGATGAACTGGTTAAGGGACTTCTCTTTATACTGGACTTGCTCTACATCATTGATTCTAATAGTACCATTACGCTCGGGCCATCCAATTGTGCTGTCAACCGTGATTATCTGCCCAGTAGTGGTTAAAGGCTCAACTAGACGAGTCTTATAAGGAATAATGAAGTTACCTTCTAAAGTTTCTTCAGATATTGCTAATTCATAGATTGTGTCAGTACCTTCAATGATAGTAATGACATTTTCAATCAATGCTGATGCAGCAGTAACACTACCATCAACTTCATCGGCATATTGGTTAACTTCAGAGTCTATTAGGTTTGCAGCGTCACCTTCTAGTAATTCTGCTCTAAGAATAGTGTCTACAACCCAAGTTGCATGAGATGGACTTATAATCTCATCTTTAGGATAGTAAAGATCAACATCTTCTCCAAATAGGATTTTAAAGAGATATTGAGTTGCTAACTTCGTACCTTTTGAGATATAGAAGTCAGTAATGTTTTTGATAACCTGAACTGGGTTAACTTTACCAAAATCAATGTCTAAGGTTGGAAGATACTGTCTTCTAAACTTATCAAAGACTTCTTTAATGAATAAAGAGTCAAGGTTAGTAACAGCAGCACCAGCAGCATGATTTGACTGTCTTAAAGCTGCTTCTCCAGCATATATCTCATTATGGAGGTTATCATACCCTACAGGTCCAGAAACGCCTCTGGAGCACCCTAGGAAGGCACTAGAAGCATATCCCGATCCATCTTCCAGTATATCAAATCCTGTAACCTGATCAAATCCAACATCTACAGATGACCTTGCTGCTTTTGGTTCAGCAATGTAAATCTTGGGTGGAAACTCTGTAGAGTAACCAGATCCAAAATTAGTAATATTAATGTCTGTAATTTCACCGTTAAAGATGGTTGCTTCTGCTAAAGCACCAGTACCACCTATTGGTTCTCCATATCCGTCTTTTCTGTCATCTACAATATAAACTGAAGGTGCATCGGTATAACCCATACCACCAGTCAACATTTCGATATTTGTTACTGATCCAGATGCTACAGTAACGTCTAATACTTGTGCACCGATAGGGTTAACGATTTGGACTCTAGGAGACGCTGTATACCCTCTACCACGGTTGGTAATCTGGATTTCGTATACTTGACCATCCTGGTTGATTTTTGATATAGCAGCAGCATTGATTCCACCTATAGGAGCAGGATCAATGTAAACTACAGGTGCATTACTATAACCACTACCCATTGTATCAACGGTAATGGTTCCTATGTTGATTCTACCCTCACCATCAATAGTAGGAGGTGAAATGGTTGCTCCACCTGGATTCTTGAAGGATATAGCAGGAATGAAGTCATATCCACTACCACTGTTAGTAATAGTTAAAGAATCGACCATTCCAGTCTCATCATTAACTGTTAGACTCAATTGAGCAGGTGTACCGTTAGCATTAGACGGTGCAGCAACTACAGGGATTGGTGGGTTGTATGAAGAGTATCCTTGACCACCATCAATCAAATTAATGTCTTTAATACCACCAATTAGTGATTTGGCAGTTGCATTTGCTCCTGTTGTACTTGTGATAGTAACTCTAGGTGCAAAATCAATTCTATACTTAGATCCACCAGTTTTGGGGATCAAACTCTCTATTGTGCCATTATCAGCAACCTTAGCAATTGCTGAGGCTCCTGAACCGTAAGAAGGAGGAGTATATTCGACAGACCTAATATGAATAGCATCAGCAGCTCCAATTTCATTTTTGAAAACAACTTTATCTTCAAAAACGGTAAAATCGGTGTAAGGTTCTTGTAAACGTCCATTTTTATTAATTACAAGTCCAATTTCGGAAGTTGGAGTGTAAGATTGTTGATTAATCCTTAATGGATAGAATTTTGTGCCCTGCCACTCTGTATAAGGAATAGAATCGCAAGTTTTGATCGGTTGATCCGAATATCCGACCAAATAAGTCAATGAAGTGAATTCTGAGTCATCAGATCCAATCTGATCTCTTGGAGGCTCTTGAAAACGTATATTAAGACCTTCAACGTAGTAATCTACGTTAGGGATCATCATTGTGTTGTAAGCAGTCACAATTAAGTGCTCTGCTGAAGGAGGAGCAACAGGAGTACCTAAAAAACTTAATGGAAAGACATTTTGGACTCCATCAAACAGTGTAAAGGGGTTTTCTAGTTGTTGCTTCTTCTTATTAAACTGTGGATACGAAATACCTGGAGTAATGATAACATCAGGACCACGAGTGACCTTTTCGTAGTAAATTACTTCATTATCAATCATTATGGAGCCATCTTGCTCCTGGAATCCATCTATTCCTTCAATTTCAATCTTAGAATCGTACAGACCAATATCCTTAAGCAAACTAGTTGCAGAATCTAATTGCTCGGAGGTATAGTTATCTAAATCTAGATATCTCAATAAGTTATTGAGGATATCGTAAGGTCTACCTGTTTTCTCCTGAGATTTATAATATTCAAACAGGAAGTTGACTATTTGTCTATCTTCGTGACGAATAAACTCAGGTAACTGATTTTCGACCCTATCAGAGACGTTGATATTCTTTGTAATCGGCATCTATCTTAGAAACAGGATTCGCTGACTGGATACTCGAAAGTATCACTTGGATAATCGATAATATTTATCCCACTTGTGTCACCGTAATTATAACCATTAAAGTTATTCGGATCGAAGGTAGGGATTGACACATCGTTGATTGTGTAGTCAATTGGATTGACTTGTGGGTTAAAGATTGTAGGATCTACGCCAGGTGGTACTGAAATTGATCCACCAGCAGGTAAAACCTGAATAGGCAACCTTGTAGTGCCATCTGGGGTTCCTTGTATCGCTACGGGACCAACACAGACTTGACCAGTGCCATAATTGACACTTCCTACTGAAGGATTAAGAGTTAATTCAGTTTCATCCCTTACAGTAACGAGAATTAGGTTCCCACGACCATCATCTCTTATATTTACAGGCACCAAGACTTGATTGGTAGTACTTGTGCTAATTCCAGGTGTTGAAACCTGTGCAGACGTAGATCCATCACTTAAAGTAAGATTTACAAGATCTTCTGTATATCCAGTGGCATAAAATGTCCCAGATTTGACTACAGAGAAGGATGGTTTACATTTTCCACCAGTTCCGTTGTCATCATCGTCTGGAGTGCCAGAATAACCTGATGGATCATAAAGTGGGTTACCAAAATCTAAACATTGTGTGAAAACTTGCCCAAAAGCAAATTTATCAAGATTTTGACCCAAAGTCATTTGAGTTACGTTACCAGAAATGGCATTATCAGCATTATCAATCATTGCACCGAATTTAGATCCGTCTATACGGTTTCCAAACCTGTTTGTGGCACCATTTTTGTTAAATGCGTCAATTCCTTGTAAAATCTTAGTTCCAAGTTGTGCACCAGTCAAAGCAGTGTCATTTCCATTGTAATAAACGTAAGATTTCGGTAAAACATAGAAAATAGTTGGGTCAATGATGACTGGCTCAATAGAAGCGATGGAATACTTCAGTAAATCCTTCTTAATCTTCTGTTTTGTAGTCGCATTGAGCTTAGTTCCTGTTTTTGGTCTAATTGCAACGTAAACTTTTCCATAAATCGGTGGATTTAACTTCTCACCACCAAATGCAGTGACTGATGCTGCTTGAGGGTAGATTTCAGAGACAATATGCTCAAAATCATTCTCTGTAACTGCCCTATTTTGGGTTGCATACGCTCTAGGTGCTCTAAACTTGACTGAAAGTGATGTTTCACGATCTTCACCGTCTTGAGCAGCGTCTTTAGTGGTCAAACTAATGGCATTTGGACTTACAACACGTAAATCACTGTCAACTACGTTACCAATGAAGTTAAAACCCCTCGCACCGTTAGCTTCAACCCCATCTGTAGAGACATATGAGATAGTAATGTATTCTCCATCGATTAATTTACGTCCAATTGACCCATCTCCGAAAACAAGACGGTATCTCATGTCATCAGTCTCTTCCAAATAGTAAATTCTGGAAGTTCCATCAGCATTTGTGACATTTGTAGCAGGACTATAGGTATCTGTCTCTGAAGATTGCTCAGTTGGAGAAATATCCACTGTCAAAAGACCTGTATCAACCTTTTCATCAGGAATAATGAAGTCCTGACGCTTTGTATAGTCAACTGTGTAGTTATAAGTGAGTAAATTACCTTGATATACTAGTACATTATCAAAAGTTGCTAATCCTGTGCCACTATCTACAGGCACTTGGATGTCTTGAGTCAATGCAAAGGTATAAGAATCGAAATCATTGTCTGCAACAAAGACATCACCCTTCCTTAGAGTGGCAAATTCGGGATAACTAGTCCCACTTAGTCCAACACTAGTCTGTGCAAGGAGTTTCACGCATGCCCTAGGTGCTTTAATTGACCTTGGAGTATAATTTAACTGCTTTGCGAGCCTTACAATGTTATCTCTAACCGTTGCAGTCTCTAAAAATGCTTCGTTTAACGCCATGTTAGCGTTAAATGCTGTGTAATACGTGTTATAAGCAAGTATGTCGATCAAATAAGATGCAGAACTACCCTCAAAATCGTAATCAGTAAACTCTTTTCTAGTTCTGAGGTACGATCTGATGGATTCTTTGATCTCAAAGAAGTCTAGCGACGTTAATTGCGATGGAATGGCTGCCATTTTATGCCTTTTCTAGTAGAAAATCGATATTTTGTACTTCTTGTTGACCAACAATAGTGTAATCTATCGAAATATGGACTGAATTTATATCAGATTCATCACGAAGTCCGACTCCAGTGCATCTAACACGTGGTTCTAGTCGTTTAATGACGTTGAATATCTCACTTTTTATGGTATCAACTGCGAATGGATCCCATGGTTCAAACAAAAGCATCTTAACTCTTGACCCAATCGAAGGTTGAAAGGGTCTTTCACCGAACATAGTTAAAATGAGGTTACGAACAGATTGCTTTATAGCATTCTCATTCTTAACCACACCAAAATCTCCAGTAGAAGGGTTAGCATTAAACGAAATTGCTAGGTCTTTAAACCCTCTACTGACATATTTCTCAGATCTGAACCTATAAGCAGGCATTCTTGTCTACCTTTTCAAGATATTTAGCGTTATATCTTTTATTTATAGGGTTTCCCGACTATTTTCCTTGACCCCTATACTTCTTCCTTGCTCCGTTACGTGAAGTAGCACTCAATTTAGTGTTTTTTGAGTTTCCTTGCCTTGATTTCTTTGCTGGAGGAGACTGATAACCACCGTCTGAGGTATATAATGCCATTTTTATTAGCTAAACTACTATGATGATAGCACAGTTGCATGCCCCCAGGCAACCACAGATGAACAAGGGTAACTAAATCCTGAAAAACCAACACCTAAAGGATCTAGGATACGAGCAATTGGTAATTTCAGAGCAAATACTGTTAAAGTTGTTGCCATAAGAATTCTAGTATGTCCTACACCACCTCCATCTTCGATTGTAAGGGTGCTACAAGGGATAGGAGTGGGGGTTGGACACATCGCTTTACCACAAGGACACATATAAACAACAATATTAGTACATACCGCTATATGTGGAGTGAAGGTATCCCCATGTAACATGATAGGAATACGATTTACTAGCACAGTTGCCCTATAGGGAGTAACAGGGAATATAGGAATTAGGGGTTGAGGGGGCCACCAACACGTATATTCCTTAATGGTTATGCTGTAGGGGATTGGAGGGGTGCCACACGCTTGTACAGAGTGGATAGTGGATGGTATGCACAATCCATGACCACTACAAGGTAGTCCGTTTAGAGATGATACTGGTAATAGTGCTCCAAATGCCATTATAACCTCTTAGGGAAAATTATATCATTAAGTGTTTCACCGTCAGTCCATGCATTATCTTCACTACATTCATCAAAGTATGGGTTACCATAATTCCTCAATGCTCTTCCTAGTGCTATCACACCACCAGACAGATAATTCCTAACTGCCATAATACCATTATAAGATCCCATATTCATTCTGGCATTTGCACCAGAACCAGTTATTCTCTGTGGGTTAATAGCAATAGAAGCATCCATACATTTATCTAATGCAGCACAGGAATCATACAATTCACTAGTACCACAGAATGTTGATCCTGATTGTCCATTACCATTAGCATCATAACCACTATACACAGTGAGAGGTCCATCTGATGCATTAACATTCCGCACGTATGTATCCCAACACTCATTGGGTGGTACACCATTGGTACAACTTGCCACGGTTATAGCAGTATAATCTACAGAGTGCGGTGTACCTGCTGGGTCACCAGCAGTAGGATGACCTAACCATGTCTGCACTGCTGCATTACTACTGATATTACTACCTGCCCACATCTGCAATTGTTCCAGCTCTGTATAGTTAGATCTATTGTAGTCGTAAGTGTTTTCATCTAACCCCACAGGAACAAAGACCATGTTACCAGGATCTTGAGGATCTCTGTAACATCTACCATCTATACTACTTCTCTTACACTTCCATGTTTTCTCTCCAGCATTAGTAGTTATGGGTCTCTTCGCTTGTAAGAAAGGCACTGGCATATTCTTAAGGAAGTCCATAAATGCTGGTCCCTGACTACCACCAACATATCCCTCTATCTCCATAGACACACGGAATGTTGCTTCCTTTTCCTTAGAAGCACAATACTTATAGGGTAACCATCCGAATGCTTTACGCTCCCCATCCTCATTAGTATCCAAGTATGCACAAGGCATATCAAACCATCTAGTAATATTATACAGTTTTGGTTGTGCAACCTCTATACACTGCTTCTGTCCAAAAGGACCATATAAGTGAGACATGTTAGCACCAAAGGTATCTGCCTGATCCACACCCTGTAATGCGTAACCTAGTGCACCATCTTGGAATTCAGTCACACCAGAGTCATTAGCAGTAACGTATTCTAAATTCTTTGCATCTGGCATACCTGCCTTCATATTGGCAGTACCATTAACCTCAACACACTCTGCTGGTAGATTGAAGCAAAGTTTAGTTATGTCATCATCTATACCATCACCCGCTGCTCTGATGTAACTATCTGGGACTGTTACAGAAACCTGAGTAGCATTGTTACTTGGCATATCAGATGAGTGACTCATAGACTCCTTAACTATATCCCTAGTCATAGGATCCATATTGGAGGATAGAGGTTGCATGGAGTAATCATCCATAGTTGCCTCATCCCTCACACCATACACTACATCCCTCTTCTCAAAGGTATGATCCCATGCCTTATCCATATTCTCTGCGGCTTCCTCCATCTCCTTACCACCAGCTTGGAAGTTACCGTCCTTATCACGCACACCCTCATACTCTATTATCTCAGGATCTACTACATGCACTAATACAGTATTTGCCTGACTGTAACCCGCACCAGGATCTACGACACGCACTGCTCTGATAATACCCTCATCATCTAACTGTGATATCTCCACCTCTGCTCTCTTCAGTCTGTATACATCCTTATTCTTATCCTCTGCATCTACTGCCTCTGTAGAGGACTGCCACACCCTTGTATGTGACTTCATGTCCTGTGTAGACATAGACTGGTCTTCCTTATCAGGGTCTGCTATTGCTTTCTCCGCATCAGGATCCATTCCTAACTTATCTGCCATGAAGTCTGCACTATCATTAGGGGAGAAGTCATCCAGTCCTTGCGGATCCATCACCTGTATAGTCGGATTTACGTACCCTCTACCACCATTGATAATAACAACTGCCTTAATTTCTCCGTCATCACCCACTACTGCCTCTAGTTTTGCCTCATCCATAGTGCGTCGTGGTATAAGTGCTTTAGGATCTATCTCTACTTTCCAGTAAGATATCTTCTTAGGGAATTCATAAGTCCCGCAGAATGCGGATTTATTAGGTATTCCGTAACCAGCAAGCACTTCTACCTGACCACCGTCGGAAGAAGTGAAGTTTTGTTGATAAGAAAACGTATTTGCAGTGCTATTTGCAGGACTATCCCACGTTAATTCCATTATTCCGCACTTAAGCTCATCACCAAAGTAATAGACAGACACTATATCCCAACCATTAATCTTCTCACCTGGACCATAGTCACCAGTTCGTGTTAAGTAACGGAAGAATATAATAGGAGTATCCGTATCTACAGTCCAGAATGATTCGTTTACACCAGCACTACTAGCATCATGGATGGATAGTTTAGTCTTAGTAGTATTCCACACATCTGAATTAATCTCATAGAAGTGAGAATGGTACGTCCATACTGGTTGACACTGTGGACAACCCTCTGGGTCAGTAGTATTAGGACAACACTTCGCATTACTAATGATATACTGTGAGGAGAATATAGGACCATTCCAAGGATAAGTCGTATCATACAGATAGAATACAAACTGAGAGTCATACATGTCCTCGAATCCAAGGAAGCGAGGTACAGCACCCTTTACAGCACCACTCAGACCATATGACCACTCGAATAGTGCTTCGTTATCTAATATGTCTACGTTATCGGGCCATCCCCAACCATTAACATTAGGCGGACCTTCTACACTATTACCAGCAGAGTCACGCATCTGCCTATACATGAATTCAGACCATCCACCTGACCCAAATCCAGCTTCACCATAGGAGAATTGATCATCATCAGTGTAGTCATACCAACCACTCTTGTTAATAGACTGTCCAGTAGGTCCAATCTTACCAATATCAAGGATGGTATCAGTTGGACTATCTAATGCACGTGTCTTAAATGCCCACCCTATAATACCCAAGTAAGAGTATTGCTTTCCTAATGCCTCTGCTGGTGGAATAGGACTATTGTCTGCTAAGTTTACTTCTCTAGCAGGGTCTATAGTATAGAAATGATCAGGGTCTGGATGCAAATACTCATAGATGGGTGCTGGAACCTCACCAGCAGAGCAGTATGCAGCTGCTTCTGCCTCTGTAGCAAAGACATACCCTAGAGTGTCTACTTCCTTATATAAGTTTCTACCACAACCTACCCCATTTAATCCAGTAGGGACGTTTGTACCAGCACACAACTGTGTATCATCGGGCCAATGAGAATAATATGCTTTAAGGGGTATACTATTAGTTACCTGTGCAATCATAATATAGAAGACAGGTTTACCACTCCTAGGTTCAGGGTTATACCCAGAAGCAGCACGTTTCCAACTCTCGTTTTCGCAACCGAAGTCTCTCTTCATTAACTGAGGATCACGACTATACTTGTGATCATCCTTTGCTGCCCTATAAAACCTGTATATACCTACTCTTTCGTTTCCACTAGCATTTACATTAGTTGGCTCTTCATCACCAATGTAATGCACTACGTCCTTTCCCATAGGGAGACTACCAGGACCACCATCCTCAAAGGTAATAGCGTACGCCATACTAGTACCTACACCTGGATAGTCAGATGAAGTCCTGTAATTACCACTACTAGGTCTTTTAAAATTCTGATTGAAACCGCCACCCTTAATAGGATTGGGGTAGCTCCTACCAGTTTCCTGAATATAGGCTGGCATTAGTCACTTAATTTTTCCTCTATCTTATTTAGTCTGTTCTCTAGATGATTTAGCGTAGCAAACATAGTATCCAACAACTCCTTCATATTCAAGTAGGTTGGACTACCAGGAGGTTTATACTTTATCATATCAGCACCAGGAGGAGGTATTTTCATTAGTCCCCCTTCTACTTGCTCTAATCTTTTGGTAAGGTTTGTGATTGCCTCGCTAATTTTTTCAAATGTCCAAGCAAAGAATTCCTCATCACTATTAAACTTTGGAGTTTCCACGACGATTTTTTCGATTTTTTTCAGACGCTAATTTTTTATCAAATTGATTAAGTTAATAATAACTAATAGCGTTAAACATATTTGATTATACCTCATTCTTCCACCTTATGCAATATGACTGATCCGTCAGTCTCTTCCTCATATTCTAGCATAGTACCTATATCCCAACCACACTCTCTCATAACATCATCAGGTATGTGTATATAATTTTCACCATAATCATCTTCTTCTATTCTTAGTGTGAAACGTTTCATTTCATATTTTACTTGTATATCTGCTTTATGTAGCATTTTCCCTCACTATACCTACACAACATTTGCGATAATGTACATCAAGCCTCACAATACATGAGTCTTCTTGCCATAACTGATGGAGCATGAATCCATCACCTAGGTAAACTGCTCCATGATTGGGTGCTCTCTTGTTAAATTTCTCTACGTCTCCCATCTCTGTGTCATATACCTTAAACAGTAGAAGGTCTGACTTCTGTAAGATAGACATATCCCAGTCTACTCCCCATGTAGGTCTGTCTATCCAAACCCCATCCTCTTCACTCACAGCATCATCCATGAAGGATGTATATAATCCTGAGAAGTCCTTCAGTGACCTTCCTAGACGTGTCTGGGCATATTTCTGGACTATCTTATAGCAACCTGGATATCTCCTACCAGACCAAGGGATCCCTATGAGGTCTGCGAATTCCTCCTCTAATTTCTCTAGGGCGATCTCTACTGGATTTTGATTAAACTCTGACACTGAAAAAACCTATGGGGGAATTTTTTATATGGGAAAATTTTTATATATTGCTCTCGATCCTATACTTTTGTAGGTTACACAAACTCGAAAACTTATTTACTGCTTATATAACATTTAGTGAATATACAGTTCTTGTTAATTAGTGCATGTACATATACACACTAAATGTTAATTAGTGAGGTGATTATCCCCACTAATTGTTAATAACTGTGTGTCCCCTATGTGTTAAGAATCGCTGCTAAATTGCGTTGCATCAAGTAATGCTAACTTCTCAGATTTGAATGGTCCGTTCTTACTATTACCAGGATAATCATATGCCCAATAGTACTTTTTGCGTGTTTCCCATGTTTTAACATTAACAGGGGGATTAGTGCTAATTGTTGTTACTTTAGTAGACATGATTAGGGGGTTAATTGTTGTTAGCGGGGGGATGGTAATCAGTGCGGGATTGTTTATACTTTTCCACATAATCTGTAGAATTGTTTACATTTTCCCTCCTATACTTAGTCTTTGATTGTTTTCTCTTTTCATGCAAACTTTTTGCTCTATTTGTGTTATAAAGGTCATTTTGTTTGTATGTCCTACCCATTGGTAATTGTGCTTACATTGTTATTATATAGCAAGACGATTGTCATGTCAAGGGTTATAAGCAAATTGTGGCAATTCTTAGCAGTTGTTGACAAAAAAACCTCGCTATGTTACGCTCTAAGATAACACTTTGTGGTGCTATTTATGGGGGTATTAATAACACTAACCTATATTTAATTAACCATTTAAAATATACACTACTTATCCACAATCCTTCCGCTAATTGTGGAAAACTCTTCGTTAATCGTTGTTTAGTTGTTATCATCTAATATACAAATAACTCCCATGACAATCACATTTATTGAAGCAATCTTGGGCATTAATTAACAAATTAAACCTAGGAATAGGGGCAGGTTTAGACCAACTAGCAGGTTTAAATACGTCTCCTGTTATTCTATCAACAAAGCAATGTACACTGTTATCAGTAATAACTTTCCAATACTTATTACCCTTCTTATATGATACATTGTAATCACGATTATCCCATCGTTTAATATAATCTTCTTCGAGATATTGCGTTAGTTTGTTTACATTTTTCTCTATTACTTTGGCATCATAAGCAAAGTCTTTTCTGACGTGATGCTCTTTAACTGCTGAGATTAAATCCTGTTTGTTTTGTGTCATTTAATTAGGGAAATTAGGGGCATTAAGTGTTAATAACTGTTTAGTCGTTAAGTATAGACAATTTTCGTGATCTTGGGGGATTATATACACTTTGCTCTTGTTTTGAGTTAGTAACACTTACTAGTGTTAATATTTTGGATAGAGTGTTACTATCTAAGTAAGATTTGGGGATAGTTGTTAACATTTTAGGGGTTAATTGCGAAGTCATTTAATGATAACGAACCAGCATGATTAACCTTATTAAGTATACACGCATGATGTATATTTAACAATTCAGATAAACTAACTCCTTCCAAGTCTGTCCACTCTGAAACATAATCAGTTTGGTCAAAATCTCCTGTATTATCTACACATAGTGGGCAAGATTTGAATTCATAGTTATCATCTACCCAAAAGATTCGTCCAAAAAAGTTAGATTTAAACATTGTAATTTGTCCTCCTATCTGAAATTTAGTGATTTAATTCCATCGTCAGATGTATCTTTCTCTGTCTTAATATCATATAATGCTGATACATTCACCTTAGTTTGTGTTACTTTAGTGACCTGATTAGGGAAATTAGTGTTTAACATGTCTTGATATTCTCTCACCTGAGATGGTGATAAATCATTGACAAATCCGTAAACTAACATATCAAGAATTCCGTCATGTTTGCTTGCTATGTTATAAAGATCTGTTTGTAATTGCTCTGATTGATTCATAGTTAATAAGGGGAATAAGGTTGACTAAATGTAATTAATTAAGGACAAAATCGAAGTCCTGTATTAAGATATCCCTTACTCTCTCTCTGTCTAAACTGTCACCATCGCCCCAAGTGTAAAAACTTCCTGCGGATGCGGTCTCTAATCTTGCTTTATACACTTTAAATGCGGAATAGATTTCACCTTTAGTGACTAATCTATTATCTTTAATTAGAGGATAAAGATTATCGTTAGGGCATCCATAAAATGAATAAACGTAATCAATGAAGTTTTTAAGGACTGGATTCAAGTTTGTCTCCTATTTGTTTATATTAATATTATACATGATTAATATCTACTTGGGATGCGTTCGTAGTCACTAATATTAGTGTCACACAAGCGATTGACAATTTCATCTTCTTTCCTGTATTCTTTTAATTTCTCTCTAATTAGTGCATAATGTTGATAATATTGCCTTTCCAATTTATCATCAATTAAATCAAAAATTGCGTCCCAGTCATTATCAGTCAATCGGGGCAATTTGTCTCCTTGCTTAACAACTACCTTAGCATCTAATTCACTATTAGTGGCATACTTATTTGCTTGTTGTTGATAGATAGGACGTGGATTTAGTTTAGTCATTGTGTTACTTTGTACGAGAGATTTGTTGGTTAAAGTTACATGATCGGGGGTTATTATCACTTCCATAATATCATTTAGCACACCCATCTTCGTCTAATTCTCTTACCTCATTTATGTCCCATTCACTCACCCACTCATCAATTACCTCGAAATTGTTTATATTTTCATGTGCTAATTCCCTTGCTTCGTCTTCACTTTGTGCATCAACTTCTATTGTGAAGTAGTTAATCTCTGCACACTCTATTAAATAACTTTTCATGATTAAATAACCTCCCTATTTGATTTGATTTCCAGGAAATCTTGGTATTGTTGGTTAACATCTTCAATGTTAACATTTTCTACTAATTCATCATAAAGATATTCATCTTCATGCTCATAAATCCACTCTTTTAACTCATTTTGTGTCATTTTAGAATACCTATTTGTTAGGTCTTCAGTAACATAATCTATTAACTCTTGAGTGTCAAATCTATCAACAACTATCTCAACATAGGATTCAATGATCTCTTCAATTTGTGAAGTAAGTAACATTTTGTTAGTCATAATGCCACCTCGTAGCATATACCTTCAGCAATGAAATAATCACATAATTGTTGATACTGTGTTAATTCATTATAAAGATCACAATCTATTAAAAATTGTGCCATCTCTATTTGTAAATCAGGTGGTAATAATCCACCATCGTAAGCATCTAATAAGAGTGCTAATTTCTTTGGAATTGATGTCATTTAATCGTGAAATGTAGGGATGAAAGTTTCTAATTTATTGGTATTAATATCAACTTCAAATTCCTGTGTAGCATCCCAGATTGAGATGTATTTAATTAACCATTCTCTCTGAGATTGAGATAACTCATTATAACTTTGATATAGTAAATCGTCAGCACTAATAAACTCTAATTGCTGAGAATTACACCAAGTTTCTAATAAGTCTGAAAGATGATCTAGCATGATTAAATGTTAGTAATTGTAGGGGAATTGCACCCCTACTTGTTATTTAACTAACCTTGATTTTCAAGGTATGTATCAATTAGAGCAAGTAATTCGTTACCAGTTTCAGCACGAGATAGTGATTCAACTAGGAAATTAAAGGCAACAGTTTGAGACATTTAAGTGTTAAGCAAAGGAGCAAATTACTGGACTTACATATCATTTATCCTAACCACTTTGCGTAGTCTAATTAAAATGAAATGCCAGTAAAAACTCAGGTGCTGTAAGCGGTTAGACCGCTTCCATACCTGAGAAAAATGGGACTGTGCCAACTTTGCTTGAGTTGTAATACCACACATAATCCTTCTGAAATACACTTCCATCAGGTGTTACATCACTTAGAAGTGCATTTAATCTGGATTTAGTAGTGACTGATTGCCATCCACCATCTAAGATCTGGACGAAATTGTCACCTACTCTAGCAATTAAATTGCCATGTAGTCTTACTTCAGCAATGCGGTCATTGATTGATACAGATGTATTCGCTTTTGAAAAATTACGTCTTGTTAGGACTGCTGAATTCATTTCTGTTTCGATTTTACGCATGTTTGAAAAAGTTGTTTAAGGATTGAAATCGGTTGCTTTGCTTCCGATATATTAATTATAGCAGATCTCCGCACTCTGTCCGCACTTAGTGGACACTTTGTCAACTGGTTGCGGACTGGTTGCGGTTTACACATTTTAACAATATGCTCTAGTATGGTGACCATCGATAAAGATATCGTTGACTATTCTCTGTATTCTATTAATAGTCTTTGTCCCATAATTCTTGTGAGTAGGAATAACGCAATTACCATAGGGTTTACGATACAAATTAAGCACCCCACTAGGAATAATGTTTTTAGCAATGTTTTGTTTATCCTCTTTGTGTAACCTAATAACTCTACCGATAGTTTGCGACATCTCCACGATGTTAAGATTTCGCAACAATAACGTATGAGATAATCCACTAACATTGATGCCTTCCGATAAAATTGAATAATGAAAAATAACAAATTTCTTTGCTGTTTCTTCTCCCCACTCCTTAAGAGTGTTAAAGAATTCCGTCCGATTGACTTTAGTTTTGTTAACATAAGCACCAAATTTACTTGTAATGTGTAATACTTCATAACCCAAATCTTCTAGGGTTGATAATAATTTAGTCTCACTAATCATCCTCCTAAGTATCTTCGAGGATGGGACACTAATTAATACTTTAGCACCATCATAGTTGTTAATACTTTTAATGAAAGATTGCACCGTTAATGAATGATGAGCATGTGCATTATACTTGCTAAAATGTAAATCAACTGGGAAAGATTGTATTGTTGGTGGTATAATAGCACCTCCATTTATCAAGTCCCTAGCATCAACATCTAGTAATATTTCACCCCAAATGTTAACATTATTCATCCCTCTATCGTGCTTATATGATATTTTAGGTGTTGCTGTAAAGTAATAACAACGTGATGCAATTTGACTCATAGCACTAACACTAACAAAGAAAGATCTTGCTGTGCCATTATGTGCTTCATCAAAATATATTGTATCAATGTTAATACCTGAGTCAACAATCTTTGATAGAGAATGATAAGTTGTAAAGATAATTACGTTTGAATTGTTGTTAACGTAATCTTCAATTTCATCAGGTTTGGTAGAACTATTAAACTTAGTCCTTCCGCTATGTGCATGAAATACATTCAAATCTTCATCGATTGATGTAATAAAATCATCACATAATTGCTGTGCTAATAGTATGCGTGGTGCTACAATTACAGTTACATTGTTGTTAAGATTTGCCTTCAAATCTTCAATCATAATGTATGTTTTACCACCACCAGTAGGCACTATTATTTGACCTATATCATTCTGATTCATAACATTTAATGCTTCAGATTGATGTGGTCTAAGTGTAACTTTCAAGTGATTTTATTGTAACTATTATCATTATAGACAAAAAAAGCACCCGATGGGGTGCTTAGTGGACAGTTTGTAGAGTGGTTTATTTAACAAATTCTGCTTGATAAACCTTAATAACGTAGTTTGAGACTTGATTGTAAGACCATTTAATATCATTTACGAGTGCATTTACCTCGTAAGTGTGAATACTCCATCTGATTTTAATATCATTGAGATAATCAGTGGATTTGAGTAGAGTTGATGGTCTTACATTTGTCTCAACTGTCTTAACTTGCTTTACTGGTGCTTTACGAGTCCTTCTTTTACGAGTAGTAGCAGAAGTGGTCTTTTTAGCAACTGGCATAAGTTAGAGTTGATGTAAATGGGTGAGAGAAACAAAATATACCGTCTTAACTATACTAGTTAAGTCTTTAGTCATCTAATGACTTAGTATGTTTGTTTCCCATAC